ACGATCTCCCCAGAAAACGCCAGCGATGAAGACCTCGAGATGGCTCCGTTTGATGCCAACTTGGCTGAGTACCTCGACGAAGGTCTGTTGCTTGAGATGAGCACCGAGCTGATTGGGTTAATTGAGTCAGACTTGAACAGCCGCAAGGACTGGGCGGATACGTTCGTTAAAGGTCTTGATGTGTTGGGGTTTAGACCCGAAGAGCGCACCGACCCGTGGATAGGCGCCTGTGGCGTGTACTCAACCGTGCTGGCTGAGGCAGTCATCAGGTTTCAAGCTGAGGCAATGAGCGAGACGTTTCCAGCGGCGGGTCCTGTTAGAACTAAGATCATAGGGGAAGTAACCCGCGAGAAAGAAGATTCTGCCATGCGTGTCCAAGTGGACATGAACTATGAGCTGACAGATGTGATGACCGAGTACCGTCCCGAGCACGAGAGGATGCTGTACACCCTCGGGTTGGCGGGCTCTGCGTTTAAGAAAGTGTATTTTGATCCGAACATCGGCCGGCAGGTAGCGATTTTCATACCCCCGGAAGACGTCATCGTGCCGTACGGTGCCTCTAATATAGAGAGTGCTGAGCGTGTCACGCACGTGATGCGTAAAACCAAGAACGAGATGCACAAGTTGCAGGCCGCTGGGTTCTACGCAAATGTCTCACTGGGTGACCCAGTGCCGTACCGCACCGACATCGAGGAGAAAAAAGCCGAAGAAGGCGGGTATTCTCTGACCGACGACGACAGATATAGCATTTATGAGATACACGCGGACCTCGTTATTGATGGTGTGGACAGCGAAGGTGATGAAGACGACGAAGATGCCCTGCAAATAGCCAAACCCTACGTGGTTACGCTTGAGCGCGGGTCTAATAAAGTGCTGGCAATCCGCAGAAACTGGAACCCAGACGACCCGTTGATGCTAAAACGACAGCATTTTGTCCATTATGTGTACGTTCCGGGCTTTGGATTCTACGGTTTGGGGCTAATTCACATCATCGGGGGCTACGCGAAGGCGGGAACCTCGCTAATTCGTCAACTTGTTGACGCTGGCACGCTGTCAAACCTGCCGGGTGGCCTAAAAACACGTGGTTTGCGCATAAAAGGCGACGATACACCCATAACCCCGGGTGAATTCCGTGATGTGGACGTGCCAAGTGGCTCAATCCGCGACAATATCATGCCGTTGCCCTATAAAGAGCCGAGCCAGACGCTGCTTGCGCTGCTGAACCAGATAACTGAGGAAGGTCGGCGCCTCGGGGCGATCTCCGACATGAATATCTCCGACATGAGTGCTAACGCACCGGTTGGAACCACCCTAGCACTGCTCGAACGGACACTAAAGCCCATGGCTGCGGTGCAGTCTCGGGTACATTACGCGATGAAACAGGAGTTTAAGCTCCTCAAAGCGATCATTGCCGAGTACGCTCCAGCGGATTACACCTACGTGCCTGATCGTGGGGAGCCACGTGCCAAGCAGACAGATTACGCCGTGGTGGACGTCATACCGGTCAGTGATCCTAACAGCAGCACAATGGCCCAGCGTGTGGTTCAGTACCAAGCCGTACTGCAGATGGCGCAGCAAGCCCCGCAGATATACGACCTGCCTCAGTTACACCGGCAGATGATCGAGGTGCTGGGGGTTAAGAACGCGGACAAACTCGTCCCAACAACGGATGATTTGAAGCCCACAGACCCCGTCAGTGAGAACATGAACGCGCTGGTTGGCAAGCCGATGAAGGCGTTTATCTACCAAGACCAAGACGCGCACATTGCCACACACCAAGCGTTTATGCAGGACCCGCAGATTGCAGCGTTTATCGGGCAGAACCCCGCGGCGCAGCAGATTATGGGGGCGCTGATGGCGCACATAGCCGAGCACGTTGCGTTCTCGTACCGTCAGCAGATTGAAAATGCACTGGGTGCACCGTTGCCGGCGCCCAACGCCGAGCTGCCTGAAGAGTTGGAAGTTAAGTTGGCGAGCATGATTGCCGAAGCTGCGCAGCAGAACACCCAGCAGAAGCAAGCCGCAGCAGCCCAGCAACAGGCGCAGCAGCAGGCGCAAGACCCGATCATGCAGATGCAGATGCAAGAACTGCAGCTTAAAGCCGCGGAACAGCAGCGCAAAGGCCAGAAAGATCAGGCTGAACAAGCGCTTGCGGCCGCACGTTTGCAGCTTGACGCAAGAAAGGCGCAAAGCACCGAGGCACTGGAGGCGGCTCGCATAGCCGCAATGACGGATCAAGCGAATGCCAAACAAGACTTAGATGAGGCGCAAGCCATCATGGCGTTGGCACGAGAGACATTCGGGGAGTAACACACCATGGCTAAAACCGTCTTTGACGTGCTTGAAGAAAGGCTGGCTACTGCCCAGCAAAACCAAGAAGAATTTATAACCGCTGGTGGGGCTAAAACCTTCGAGGGGTATAAAGAAGTGTGCGGAGTGATACGGGGTCTAGCTCAAGCACGAAGGGAACTGAAAGACCTTGCGAAAAACTATATGGAAAATGAAGATGACTGAACTTGAAAAACAACGCAAAGAGAAGATAGCACAAGCGGAAAAGGAAAAAGCGGAGTTAGAAGCTGCCATCCCTAAGCCAACGGGCTACCACATCTTGATTGCGCTACCCAATGTGGAAGAAACATTTGGGGAAACTTCGCTGTTGAAAGCAGAAAAAACGGTCCGAGAGGAATACATACTCTCAACTATAGGTTTGGTTCTCGACATGGGCGATCAGGCATATAACGACAAAGACCGCTTCTCCGCTGGTCCGTGGTGTAAACCGGGGGACTATGTAATGTTCCGCGCAAACACTGGCACGCGCTTTAAGATCGGTACGCAAGAGTACCGTCTAATGAACGACGATTCCGTCCAAGCTACTGTACCCAACCCGAGAGCCATCTCTCGTGCATAAGGAGTGAGCTATGCCAATGCAACAGGTAGAGTTTGACTTTCCAGACCCCGACGCAAAAGCGGCGGCGGTTATTGATGTCGAGCAAGAAGTTTCCGAGCCGGGTCTTGAAATTGAAGACGCTGTCGGCCGGGTGACTATCGGTAAGAAAAAGAAAACGCTAAAAGTCGATGACGTTGAAATAGAAGTTGTTGACGACACACCGCTCGGGGACCGTAACAAAAAGTCGTCTACTCCGCCCGAAGAGGTTACCGACGAAGAGTTGGAGAGCTACTCCGACAAGGTTAAAAAACGAATTCAGCACTTCAGCAAAGGTTATCACGACGAGCGACGGGCAAAAGAACAAGCCCTGCGTGAGCGTGAGGAGCTAGAGCGCTTTGCTAAAGTTCTTGTTGACGAAAACCAGAAGCTCAAAGGTTCCGTTGATAAAGGTCACAATGCCTTGATCGAGTCTGCCAAAAAACAGATTCAAGTTGAGATGCAGGCCGCAAAACAGAAATATAAAGAAGCTTACGAGTCGGGTAACACTGACGCGATTATTGCTGCGCAGGAAGGATTGTATGGGGCGCAGATACGCATGGATAAGGTTAACAACCTTAAACCCCGTGCTGACCAGCCAGAAGCTTTACAAAATCAAAGCAATAATGTACAACAGCAGCAAAGGCCCCCTGCCCAACAGCCGCAAGTAACGCGGGATGATAAAGCAGAGGCTTGGAGAAACGAAAATACGTGGTTCGGTAGTGACGACGAGATGACAGCGTACGCACTGGGATACCATAGCAAGCTAGTAAAAGAGGGTGTTGACCCTCGCTCAGATGAATACTACGAGAAAGTAAATACTCGTATGCGAAAGTTGTTCCCAGAGAACTTCGATGAAGATATTGAGGATACACCAGAACCTCAGAAAGTACGGAAAGCAGCAAATGTGGTCGCACCCGCTACGCGGAGCACAGCACCGATAAAGGTGCGTTTAAGCGAATCACAAATCGCTGTAGCCAAGAGGATGGGAGTATCACTTGCAGACTACGCCAAACAGGTTGCGTTATTGAGGAGAACATAATGGCTGATAACAGATTAGACCGAGACTTGGAAAAACGTGAACGCACCCAACGCAAGTCGGCGTGGCGTAGACCCGAAGTGCTGCCCACTCCGAATCCGGAAGCTGGGTATACGTTTCACTGGGTCCGCGTAAGTACCCGAGGTCAGGCTGATGCAATCAATGTCTCTTCCAAACTCCGCGAAGGTTGGGAACCCGTGCGAGCAGTAGACCACCCAGAGATTTTCCTGAGTAGCATTGAGAACGAACGCTTTAAGGATAATGTTGTGATTGGTGGATTGCTGCTGTGTAAAGCGCCCGTCGAGCTGGTTAAGGAACGTAATGAGTATTACACGAACCAAACTAGGTCTCAGATGATCGCCGTGGACCAGAACCTTATGCGGGAAAACGATCCGAGGATGCCTCTCTTCAATGAGAGAAAAACTACGGTAACTTTCGGTAAAGGATAATTTGAGGATTTTATCATGGCTACAACTGCTGCACCGTACGGGCTTCGTCCCGTTAAACGACTAGATGGTATGCCCTATGCGGGCGCCACCTCTAGCTACTTGATTGACCCAGCAGGAGAGGCCACAAACCTCTTCTACGGCCAAGTTGTTATCCTTGGGGCAGACGGTTATGTCGCCCTTTGTACAGCAACTGGAGCAGACGCAACCACCAACAACCTCGGCGGCAATGGTGTTGGCGCACTGGGTGTTTTCGTTGGTTGTGAGTACGTAAACACTCAAGGGCAAGTGATTTTCAGTCAGTACTACCCCTCCGGCACTACCGGCGTGGTTAAAGCGTACGTTGTCGATGACCCCTTTGTTCTGTTTCAGGCCCAGTTGGATGGCACAGGCGCACAAACGATCATCGGAACCAACACGCTGTTCCCAGCGGTACAAAGCACGAGCACAGGTAGCACCGCTACCGGTAACTCAACATCAGCGCTTGACGCCACGGTGCAGACTACTGCGGGCGCCTTCCGCATTGTTGCCTTTGTGTCGCCCACAAGCGACGCATTCCCAGACGTGTTGGTAGCCTTTAGTAATGGCTTCCACCGCTACACCAACAATGTGGGCCTATAAGGAGCTCTGAACCATGGCTATTTCACGCGCACAGCTACTGAAAGAACTCCTGCCGGGGCTTAACGCTCTGTTTGGCATGGAGTACGGTCGATACAACGATGAACACGCTCAGATTTTCGAAACTGAGACCTCAGAGCGTTCATTCGAAGAAGAAACCAAGTTGTCAGGTTTTGGTGCAGCCCCCGTTAAAAACGAAGGCTCAGCCATCGCGTATGACAATGCGCAAGAAGCGTTTACCGCTCGCTATACTCACGAAACCATCGCAATGGGCTTCTCCATTACTGAAGAAGCTGTGGAAGATAACCTGTATGACTCACTGTCTACTCGTTACACCAAAGCGCTGGCTCGTGCCATGGCGTACACCAAGCAAGTTAAAGCTGCTGCCATTCTGAACAATGCGTTCCCTGGCTCAGGCGTAACTTACGGTGACGGTAAAACTTTGTGTGCTACTGACCACCCGCTGGTATCTGGCGGCACCAACAGCAACACCCCGGCAACTCCTGCAGACCTGAACGAGACTTCTTTGGAAGCCGCGGTAATTCAGATCGCTGCGTGGACTGACGAACGTGGTCTGTTGATTGCAGCTAAGCCACGTAAGTTGGTTGTTCCGCCCTCGCTGCAGTTCGTTGCAACTCGTTTGCTCGAAACTGAACTGCGTCCGGCAACTGCTGACAACGACATCAACGCAATGCGCTCCATGGGAAGTATCCCCGGTGGTTACACAGTCAACAACTACTTGACTGATAACAACGCATGGTTCCTGATGACTGACATCCCGAACGGTCTGAAGCACTTCGTCCGTACCCCGATGCAGACTTCAATGGACGCCGACTTTGACACGGGCAACGCTCGTTACAAAGCGCGTGAGCGATACAGCTTCGGGGTTTCTGACCCTCTGGGTATCTTCGGGTCTCCGGGCGCGACCTGATGTAAATCAACGACTCACGTCGTTACGAGAGGGCCCTTCGGGGCCCTTTTTGTTTGTGGATTGACACCATCTCCGTTAACTGGTAAAAAGGCCGTAACCCCGGAACATTTTACGCGCTGCAGACCGACCGGGCGGACGACATGCAGACTGAAGCGCACAAACTCGCATGTGAGGAATTTCTAATGGCTTCTACTACCTTTTCCGGTCCCGTTACCTCTACCAATGGCTTTATTGGTGCCTTAACCGGCAACGTCACCGGCAACATTGCTGGGACAGGCAGCATCACCCACGCTACAACCTCCGCAATCAACGCTACAGCAACTGCCACGGCAGCGGAAGTAGCAACTGGCTACATCACCTCCACTTCAGCCTCCGCTACAGCCATTACGCTGCCCACAGGCACGTTGTTGGGCGCAGCTCTTGGTGCGGTTCGAGGCACAGTCTTTGACCTCTACGTTGACAACACTGCCGGTGCCAGCACTGTGACTATGGTTGTTGCAGTTAACGGTATTTTGTCTAGCGGCGCGGCTGACACTCCCGGTAGCTTTGGTGACCTGACTATTGCTGCTGGCGCAACGGGTCTGGCTCGCTTCACAATCATGTTCTCAAGCGCAACAGCTTACGTGTTCACACGCACCGCTTAACAGGGGAGTGCTATGGCTATGCAATATGATGTCAAACAAGGCCACCTCAACCAAAGCGGGTTTTTCGTTCTTGGGCGAAATCGCGTAAAAGGCGTTTCTTACTACGGTGGCAGTGGGACACTTGTGCTGTTTGATACTATAACAGCCCCCGTGACTTCGAGCGTTACCTACGGTAGATCGGGCACGCTTGTTACCATAGCAAAAACGAGCCACGGCCTGCTTACAGGAGATGTAATTGGTATCCACTTTGTTGCTGGTTCAGGCGGCGCCGCAACAGACGGTAACTACGTAGTAACTCGAATTGACGCTAACTCTTTTAGTGTCACCGACATCAATACCGGAACCATTACAGGGTCTCCGGCGGCTGTGTATTCTTCTGCGTGGATACTAACCTACGAAACTCATAGCACTGATGAGTTCCAAAACGCCCCAACTATTCCGGGGGAAGGTGTATTAGTTAAGAACGGAATATACGGGTATCTAAGTGGCATTGACGGTGCGCAAATCTATTATGGCTAAATCACCTGCTTGGACTCGTAAAGAAGGCAAAGACCCGAAGGGCGGGCTAAACGCCAAGGGTAGAGCTTCGGCAAAAGCTCAGGGTATGAACCTGAAGCCGCCAGCTCCGAAACCCAAAACCGACAAAGACGCGGCTAGACGCAAGTCGTTTTGCGCCAGAATGTCGGGGATGAAGGCCAAGAACACGAGCGCCAAGACGGCCAATGACCCGAACAGCCGGATAAATAAGAGCCTCCGGGCTTGGAATTGTTGAGGTAGTTATGCCAGCCGTTTCTAAACGCCAGCGTAAGTTCATGATGGCCGTAGCAAACAACCCTAAATTTGCCAAACAAGTGGGCGTTCCCCAGTCAGTAGGCAAAGAATTCAGCGGCGCTGCTAAGCGCAAAGGAGCAAAGAAATGATGGATATGAAGATGATGTCCCCCCGCAAGCGTATGGATATGGAAGGCTCTGGCCCGACAAAGAAAATGGCAATGGGCGGTTCCTGCGGTACTAAGCGCATGATGGGTGGCGGCATGACCAAGGGCTATGCCAAAGGCGGAGTGACTCGTGGTGACGGCTGCTGCATGAAGGGCCACACCAAAGGTCGGATGGTCTGATCGTGATGCCTTGTCGCGGGATGGGGGCTGTGGCCCCCACTAAGCTGCCCGGGCCTGCCTTTAAAAAAGGCGGAACCGTTAAAGACGCCTGCTACCATAAGGTGAAGGCTTCGTACAAAGTTTTTCCATCGGCCTATGCTTCTGGGGCCATCGCCAAGTGCCGTAAACGCGGGGGCTGACATGGCCGTTCGTAAAACCGAGAAAGGCGCGGCGCTCAAGCGCTGGTTTAAAGAAGACTGGAAAGATGTACGCACCGGCAAGGCGTGTGGTCGCCAAGAAGGTGAAAAACGCGGCACGCCTTACTGTAGACCGAGCAAGCGGGTCTCCGAGAAAACACCAAAAACCGCTTCCGAAATGACAGCGGCGGAAAAAAGCTCGCGCATAGCTCAGAAGAAGAGTTTAGGTCAGCCTGCCGGGGCCCCCAAAAGGGTTGACCCCCTCAAGAGGAAAAAGTAATGGCAACGTCCGGCACTACCACGTTTAATCTAGACTTCACCGAGATTGCGGAAGAAGCGTGGGAGCGGGCTGGGCGGGAAATGCGCTCTGGCTACGACCTTAGAACTGCACGCCGTTCGATGAATCTGCTGACGATAGAGTGGCAGAACCGCGGTATCAACATGTGGACGATTGAGGAAGGCACACTTAACCTCGGTCAGGGTGTTGCCACCTACAACTTGCCAGCCGACACCATAGACCTGCTTGAGCACGTTGTGCGCACCGGAGCGGGTAACGCTTCCACGCAGTCAGACCTGAACATCTCCAGAATAAGCGTCTCCACGTACTCAACTATACCCAACAAGCTTAATCAAGGACGACCGATTCAGCTGTATATTGACCGGGGGCAAGAGAATCCTACAGTAACGGTGTGGCCTGTTCCGGACCAAGGCACGATTAACGCCCCCTATTACATAATAAAGTATTGGCGGATGCGCAGGATTGAAGATGCAGGCAGCGGCGTGCAGACCCCCGATATAAACTTCAGATTTTTGCCGTGTTTGGTGGCGGGGCTGGCGTACTACATCGCACAGAAAGACCCGGCGTTGATGCCGCGCATACCCATGATTCAGGCAGAATATGAGAGGCAGTTTGAGTTAGCTGCGGGCGAAGATCGAGAAAAGGCCCCTGTTAGGTTCGTCCCGCGCATGTATTACACGAGGTAGCGATGAGCAATCGGTTTGCCTCTGGGCAGAAAGCGCTATCGCTGTGCGACGTGTGCGGGTTCCCGTACAAACTCCGAGAGCTTCGGGAGTTAATTGTTAAAGGTAGAAACACTAACGTACGCGCCTGCCCGGAGTGCTGGAACCCCGATCACCCACAGCTGCACCTTGGCGAGTTCCCAGTGGATGATCCGCAAGCGCTTAGGAACCCAAGACCTGATTTTAGTGAGTTTCCACAAGAACGTGCGCTGATTCTTCCGATATTTGGTGTGCACGCTGGCGGTACCGTAGGGTACGTAAAAGTAGTTATATCTTAGGAGATTGGTTATGAAGACTAGTGGCAATGGCCCCAAAGTTGTAGTGATGCCGACTACACCCACAGTGTACAAAGTTGAAACCGTAAACTTGTCCACTGGGGTAAAAACCACCGGGTATGTAACTCGCGGTAATGGAGCAGCGACCAAGGGCACAATGGCCCGTGGGCCGATGGCATAAATCATTTAGGAGAGCACCATGAAAAAATTAGAAATGGTTGTTAAAGGCGGTAAAAAAGTTCCTTCGTTTGCTGCAGACGGTGTGGGTAAAATGAAGAAAGGCGGCAAG